AATATTGTTTCTGATCTAGTACAAAATATTATTATTACTCCTACACAGACAAAAGTTTCTCAAGATATATCACTTCCAGCAGCAACATCTGCTGAAGCTATTGACTTAGCAGCTTTAGTAGGAATAATATTGAATGTTATTACTACCGGTCCTAGTGTAGTTACTACTAAAGAACCGATTAGTTTAACAAGAGTGTCTAGTACTGATGTTGAAAATGCATTTGCAATTTTACAAGCAAATAAAGAATTTATTAGAGAAGAAGTAGTTGCTCGAGTTAATGATAGATTCTTTAGAACGCATTCTTATAATCAAAACAAGTGTCGTAGAGATGCTGGTTTAATTGTCGATGCAATTGTTCTAGATTTGTTATTTCCAACAGCTGGAAACAGCCAAAGCACATTTGCAGGATTACAATACTGGAATAATACTGGAACTGTAATTCCCGGACAAGTTACAACTACTACAAATGCAATTATCTATGCAAGAGATTTATGTAAGAAGATCCTTGTTAACGATATTAGCAATCCAAGATTCTCAACAGGTACTCAAATTACTTCTTTACCAGCTGCTACAGAAGCCGAAGGTATTGAATTAGCTACTAAATTTGATGCAATGGTAGATATTATTACTACTGGCACATCCGGAGTTACTGATAAGATTGTACCTAATGGAATTGAACCATCATTTAAGATTGATGTTAGACAAGCTGTTGATATATTAATTGCTAACAAAGTTTATATTCAACAAGAAGTTGTATCTTGGGTAGATTACAATAAAACAGTTGGCTGGGTATATGACAGAGTTAAGTGCGAACGAGATGCAGGATATATTATTGATAGCGTAGCATTTGATTTGTTATATGGTGGAAACAAACAATCTATTCAAAGTGGAGTTTATTACTACGGATTTAATGCAGGCTCGAGTGCAATATACGGTCAAACTACTGCAACTATTGCGGCATACAATAGAATCCATACTATCATACCTGATATTATTAAAGGTATTCCAGTATCTCCATACCAATCTACTGAAAAACAAGTATATGGTGTATCTTCTCAAAACACTTCGACTATTGCGGTTGCAGTTAGTAAGATTAATACAATTACAACTATTATTTCTAGTGGTACTTCAGTAGCATCTGCTCCAAGTCCAATTTCTTTAATTGCAAGTACAAGTACTGATGTAGTTAATGCATCTGCAATTATTCATGCTAACAGAGAATTTATACAAGCTGAAACAATAGCATATGTAAATCAATTTTTTGCGTTTGATTACAACAGAGCTAAATGTTCACGAGACGCTGGATTAATTGTTGATGCAGTGACGCAAGATTTAATTCTTGGCGGAACTACAAAAGCAGTTGAAGCAGGTATTAGTTATTGGTTAGGTACTAGAAGTTACATTGATGGACAAATTCCTCAAACAGTAGGTGCTGTAAACAGAGCAAAAACTATTGCTCTTGATATTATTCAAAATACGCTAGTATCAAGAACTAGTGGCAACGGCACTGAACAAATTACAAACTCGTATTTTGCCGGAGGTGCATTTGCATCCGGCGCAGTTGCCAGAAGCTTTGACATTATTACTAATATTATGCAAAACGGTCCTTCTGCTGCACCTGCAACTTTTGTTGGGTCAGGATTATTTGCATCAACGGGTATTAGTAACAATGAAACTAGAATTGCTACAAAAATTACAAGTGTTTCTAACACAGGAAGTACTTATACTATTGGTATTGATACTCCCACTGTTGGCCTAGCTACTAACGCAACTTTATATTTTGGAGAGACTGCTGTATTTCCAAAATTAGACAGCCAATTTACTACACAAGAACTGTTAGATTGGAAACAGAGAACCGTAGATCCAAACGGCTCAATGGGTGGCAGTTTAGTCGATGGCGCAGTTGTAAGCGATCGCAGCCCAATTAATTCTTTTGTTTACGATGCATTTACGCAGGTAAATCAAGGTGGCCGAGGCATACATATTATTAATAACGGTTATGCACAGTTAGTTTCTGTGTTTACAATTTTCTGTTCAACCGCAGTAGAAGTTACAGATGGCGGAATTGCATCAATTACAAACAGTAACGCAAACTTTGGCGACTTCTGTTTAGTTGCTAAAGGTAAAGGAAGGTTAGATTTCCAAGGTACTGTATATAATCCTGCGTATCCAACATTCGCACAGTCAGGTGAACAGACTCCTAATGGACAATTTTATCCAAATGGTTTTTGGCCACAAAATGCAGAATTGTTAGCATTTATTCCTGATACAGATGAACGTCCTCACATTGGTCAAGTAATGGAAGTTATTCCGCCAAAATATGTCTTGACAGATACTACAGGCGCTGGAAACTTTGTTGAAACACTATATGTTAATGATCAAGGCTTGCCAGGATTCTTAAATGCAGCACCAAATATGGCTGTATTATCTACCGGTACAATTAAAATCGAGAATATTAATACAGACGGTATTGCAATTGGAAATACTATTCATATTCGAGATCAGTTTGGCAGTTTTACTGACGGCGCAGGAGTACGGTATGCAACTACTGGAACAGTAGTTACAGACATTAGTTTCCAATCCGTTACAATTAGTACTGCTCTTACATCTGGTGGAGGCGAAATAGCTAATCCTAATTTCTTCACGTTACTATTCACTGGAAATGCATACTATAATGTATTAAGTAGCAGATTAGTTCCTACGCCAATAACACCGGGGTTAAGTGCAATTCCAGGGCAAACTACCGCCGAAACTGATGCGTTAATATTCATGACTTCGTTAACATTGAACGTAGTTGCCGCTACACTATCACCTGGCGGCCCTCTACAGTTAGGTGTGATTCAGGATGTAAGTAATGCATCTGGTGCCGCAGCAAATGGATTTATTGCAGACCGATTTACTGATTTAATTTCTATATTAGGTGGTGGCCCAAATTCAGCTCCGGCAACTAGAAAAACTGGCAGTCCGCCACCGCAGGCTAGTCAAGCTATTGCTCAATTGACTGCTAACAAAGAATTTATTGTTGCAGAAGTAACACAACGAGTAATTAATCAAGGATTATTTGTAATGAATCCTACACAAACATATAAGTGTAAGAGAGATACTGCATTGATCATTGATAGATTGATATTAGATTTAACTAATGGCAGCAACTATAATAGTGTAATGAGTGGACTAAGCTATTGGAGTAGACCAGGTACACACTGCATTATTAGTTTAGAAGATCAAGTACGTAATCCTCTGTTATTCCCAGATGGCTCAACAATTAATTTTTATCAAAGAAGTTATATGAGTGCGCTGGGTTATACATTTGAATATGTGGGCGCTGGAACTAACTATGGTAGTTTACCTCAAGTAGGTAGAGTTGACCCTGCACAAAATAGAGAAGTTATTCAAATTGATAACGGTAAAGTGTTCTTCACATCAACTGACCAAAACGGTGACTTCCGCATTGGACCGGGATTAGTTATTAGTCAGGCAACTGGTGTACTATCAGGCCGTACGTTTACAAAGAGTTTATTTGCACAAATGACTCCATTTATATTAGCTGTTGAAGCAGGAGGCTAAAAGGAAATACCATGGCATTAATACCATTAAATACATTCAAGACAAAAACAGCAGTAATATCAAATAATAGTACTGCTACCATTTATACTGCGCCAATTGGCACAACCGCTATTATTTTAATGACACAGGTTACTAATATAACATCTTCTACACAAGCAATTAACTTTGGACACTATCGAAGATTAGCAGTTCTACCTGATGCACAAGGTAATGGCGGACAAACTGCTAACACATTTACACCATTGGTTTCAAATTATAGAGTACCGGCATATAATGCTGCGGCACTAACTACTGGTAAAATGATTATTGAAAGTTTGGATAGTGTTAGGTGTTGGTCTGTCAATTCTGGAACATTTCAAGTAACATTGAGCGTGTTGGAGACTGCGAATGCCTAATATATTAGACGGGTCAGTTGAACGCGAAGGCGGGAGTGGGGATTTCCTTAAACTCGACGGCGCCCAACCGGCCTTAGGACCGTCACCGTCAACTAGTACTGGCTATACGTTAATTACTGATGAAGTTTGGCGTACTACATATGCTAGCAGTTTAGGAAATTTAGAATTTAACACAGGTACTATACAAGCTCAAGTAGGTATAGATATTACTCTGGCTGCAAGTTCAGGCGGCCAGATATATGTTGACAGTACAGAAACAACATTTTTACAAGGTCTAACGGTACCTAATACCTTGCCTATTAATCATGGCGGCCGCCCAAGTTATAGAATTCCTAACTTTTATTCACAATCTACTCCTCCTGCTGCAATTGCAAGAGAAGGTGATGTATGGTACGATTATAACTATGATGTTTACTATGAGTATATTAACGATAATACACAGCTAGTATGGGTCGATGTTACTGGACCGTTCTTTTCAACAACCGTAGCAACTGCAGGATTTACTGGTAGTCAAAGTTTTACCGGTAGTCAAGGCCCAATTGGTCCACAAGGACCTGCTGGTGGCTATACCGGTAGCCAAGGACTTCAGGGATGGACTGGATCATTTGGTTATACTGGCTCGTTCGGTTACACCGGTAGTAAAGGTGAGCTTGGTTATACTGGTAGTCAAGGCAATACTGGATTAACAGGATATACCGGTAGCGAAGGATTTATAGGTAGTACAGGATACACAGGTAGCGAAGGATATACTGGCAGTTTAGGATATACTGGATCGGAAGGCATTGGATATACTGGTAGTGTAGGATATACTGGTAGTGTAGGATATACCGGCAGTTTAGGTTATACTGGTAGTCTCGGCATTACTGGATTTACTGGCAGCGACGGTTTTGTAGGTAGTCAAGGCTACATTGGTAGTTTTGGTCAACGAGGATACGACGGTAGTCAAGGACCAATTGGATTTACTGGTAGTGCTGGATATACCGGTAGCAAAGGTTTTTCAGGTAGTCAAGGTTACGGCGGCAGTCAAGGCGATCCCGGTTTTGTTGGTAGCGCTGGCGCAGTTGGTCAAATAGGTTATAACGGTAGCAGAGGTTTTGGCGGATCAATTGGTGCAACAGGTTATACTGGCTCACTTGGATACAGCGGTAGCCGTGGATTTGCAGGTAGCGAAGGCTATGTAGGTAGTTCAGGCGATCTAGGCTATACTGGATCTATCGGTTATGTAGGTAGTCCTGGATTTGTCGGCAGCGTTGGTTTTATAGGTAGTCGAGGCTTTGATGGTAGCAGAGGATTTACAGGTAGTGAAGGTGTAGGATATACTGGATCTGTAGGGTTTATAGGTAGTCTAGGATTTACAGGCAGTATTGGATATACCGGTAGTCAAAGTTTCACTGGTTCGGCGGGATATGTTGGTAGTAGCGGTTTTGCAGGCAGTGTCGGCTTTGCAGGCAGTGTCGGCTTTGTGGGATCTGGAAGTACAGTTCCCGGATATGTTGGATCTGTTGGCTTCACAGGAAGTGCGGGCGCCGGATTTGCTGGAAGCGAAGGTTTTACAGGCAGTCAAGGTTATACAGGCAGTGTAGGTTTTGTAGGCAGTAGGGGTGCAGGCTTTACAGGCAGTGTCGGTTTTATAGGTAGTGCAGGTTATGGTGGTAGTTACGGTTTTGCTGGAAGTATAGGCTTTGTAGGTAGTCAGGGGTATACAGGTAGCATTGGCTTTGCCGGTAGTGAAGGACCACCAGGATTTGGATATGTCGGTAGCCCAGGCGGAATTGGATTAACTGGTTTCCGCGGTAGTGTTGGGGCAACAGGTTTTGTTGGTTCCAGAGGCCGTGAAGGATACATGGGATCTACCGGTTTCCGCGGTAGTCAGGGTTTGTTAGGCCCAACTGGTGCTCAAGGTAGTTCTGGGTTTATAGGCAGCGAAGGCTTTCAAGGAAGCGTAGGAGAAACTGGATATCTTGGTAGTGAAGGCTATAGAGGAAGTGAAGGCTATAGAGGAAGTGAAGGATATCAAGGTAGTGCAGGAACTGGCTTTGGTGGATCAGTAGGATTCCGAGGCAGTGAAGGTTATGTCGGCAGTAGAGGTCTTTCAGGATTCGTAGGTAGTGAAGGTTACAAGGGCAGTGAAGGCTTCCGTGGTAGTGCAGGTGAAGGCTTCACCGGATCAGTAGGATATAAAGGTAGTCGTGGATTTGACGGTTATCAAGGATCTGAAGGAACTGGATTTACTGGCTCAGCCGGTTACACTGGTAGTGAAGGTTACAGAGGTAGTGCAGGGTATAGAGGTAGTTCGGGATTTACTGGTAGTACTGGTTATGTCGGTAGTCCTGGTTTAATTGGATTCGTAGGTAGTCAAGGATTCCGAGGTAGTTCGGGATTCCAGGGCTCAGTAGGATATCAGGGATCATCTGGTATTGGATTCTCAGGATCTGCTGGCTTTAGAGGCAGTCAAGGCAATACTGGTTATGATGGTAGTGGAGGCTTCCAAGGTAGTCGCGGCCTGCTAGGATATCAAGGTAGTTCAGGCGAAGGATTCCGTGGGTCTCAAGGATTCCAGGGAAGTTCCGGTTATTGGGGCAGTTCCGGATTCCGTGGTAGTTCTGGTGAAGGTTACTTAGGATCAGCAGGATTCCAAGGTAGTCGAGGAGTAACCGGATTCACTGGATCTGCACTTGCTGGATTCCAAGGTAGTGCAGGTTATACCGGCTCTCTTGGATTCTGGGGATCCGCAGGATACACTGGTAGTGCTGGTTTTAGAGGGTCAGCTGGCCAAAATGGTTACCAAGGTAGTACTGGAGACACTGGTTATTTAGGTAGTCGTGGCGTAACTGGCTATAAAGGTAGTTCGGGCGAAGGATATAAAGGTAGTCAAGGTAATCTAGGTTTCCAGGGTTCTTCTGGTGCAGGCTTTAGAGGGTCTGTCGGAGACAAAGGTGTACTCGGCGATCCTGGATATCGAGGTAGTACTGGTCCGATCGGAAGCCGCGGTGAAGTTGGCTATAGAGGTAGTTCGGGATATCAAGGCAGTACTGGTAGTATAGGATTCCGAGGTAGCCGCGGAGATTTGGGATTCCAGGGATCTGGTGGCAATTTAAGTGTAGGATCTGCAAATCAAGTTATACACAAAGATGCCAATAATGTAATAACTGGAAATGCAAACTTTACATGGGACGGCGGCTATCTAAACAGTCCAGCCTTGCGTACAAACTTTAGTGACTTCATAGCCTCTAACCAGGGTATTATACGATTTGGTGCTGACAGTAGCGGTAAATTCTTGTATCATAACGGCTCTGGATATTACTTAGATGGAGCTCCATTGTATGTTCGAGCTGCTGGGGGCGGTGCCTACGGAGATGTGTATGCTAGAAAATATTACGGTACTGCTCAGTACGCTGAATATGCAGACGTTGCAGAAGTGTACGCAACAGATGTTGAATACCCAATTGGTACAGTGGTAATGGTTGGAGGCGAAAAAGAAGCTACAATTGTAACTGATAACAATTGTTATGTATTAGGTGTTATCAGCGAAAACCCTGCGGTTGTAATGAACAGCAAAGCCGAAGGCCAAGCTATTGCATTACTAGGGCGTGTTCCTGTATTTGTAAAAGGTAGTGTTAAAAAGGGAGAACCTATTTGGCCAACAGCAACTGGTTGTGGTTGCAACATTGATAATGGTAAACGCCCATTTGCTTTTGCTCTCGAAAATGGTGCAGACGGATTAGTAGAATGCGTCATAAGATAATTAGGAATAAAAGATCATGTCATTTCCATTAAACCCAAGCAACGGCCAACAAACAATTATTAACGGTATAAAATATAATTATACCCTTGCAACTAACAGCTGGCGCAGAGATTTTAATAATGTGTTGGATAGATTATTTCTAGTCGGCAATAATCAAGCTATTAATACTAGCACTGGAGATTTAGTAGTGTCCGGTGGTGCCGGCTTTGGTAAAAATTTATATGTTGGCGGTGCGCTCGATGTTAGCGGCAGTGTTAGATTTGCAGGTACTGTTACTGGCACAATTTCTACAGCAACAACTGCAATTAATATTCTTGGTGGCACAACTGGAAGTTTAGTTTATCAATCAGGTCCAAACATTAGTGCATTTATTGGGATTGCAAATACTGGCACAATTTTAATGAGCAACGGTGTTACTCCAATTTGGACATCAACTGCTGCTATTACATCTGCATATGCTATTACAGCAACTAATGTATTAGGTGGTGGCCTATGGCAAATTCCGTTTCAAACAGGTACAAATTTTACATCATTCTCACCTGATTTCACTTATGATAAAACTAAGTTAACAGTAGCAAATCTTACTACAAGTACTTCTCCTTCTACAGGAGCAGTAGTAGTAGGTGGCGGCGTTGGCATTGGTGGAGATTTATTTGTAGCAGGCAATTTTCAAGTAAATGGAAACACTACTTTTGTAAACTCTACTAATTTAGAAATTTTAGATAAAAACATTACATTATCAAAAGGTTCTCTAAATGCTACAGCCTCTGATATGGCAGGAATTACTATTGAAGGCCCAACAACACCTCCTACTATTTTATATAGATCGGCTAGTGACAGTTGGTCATTAAACAAACTGTTAATAGGAACATCTGGACAATTTACTGATACTACAGCATCGACCTCTACTACTAGCGGTGCTTTGCAAATTGCAGGCGGCATTGGTATTGCTGGACAATTATATGCCACAGGTCTTAACGGCCCACTAACTGGAACAGTAGGTGCTACTGTACGGTCGTCTGCTGCATTTACAACTGCAACTGTTGTTAATAATTCTAATGCGTTTAGCACAGCTACTGGAGCGTTTACTGTTGTAGGCGGAGCCGGCATTGGCAGAAATTTATATGTTGGAGAAGAACTATTTGCTAACGAACTTAAAGTAACTGGTCTTACTAACTCTTCTAATATTTTAACGGGCGCATTTACAATTGCTGGCGGAGCTAGCATTACTAAAGATTTACACATTGGCGGAATCATATACGGAACTGCTACTAATGCGGTGTTAGCAAGTACTGCAACATTAGCGTTAATTGCAAACACCTCAACTAATATTGCCAACGGTCTTGCTAACAGCATTCCGTATCAATCTAATGTAGGAGAAACTACATTTAGTCAATATCTAACATTCAATGGTTCTACTCTTGATACTATTCGAGTAAATGCAACTACTGCCAGTAATGTTATTTTACCTAGTGCAGTATACGGTCTTGATTTGCAAAATTCAGGAATTAATCAAAGTCCTGCAATTAGATTAAGCGGTAGTGGCAGTGGATTTGTAATGGTATCACATTTTGGTACACTACGTATATTACAAGATTCGTCAACATTAACAAATACATTAATGGGCATAGGTTTAACAACTGTTACATTACCGACCATTACATCTGCTGTTAGTACGCAGACTGGGTCACTAGTTGTTGGTGGCGGTGTTGGCATTGGCGGAAATCTATATGTTGGAGAACAATTAGTTGTATCGACTAATGCAACTATATCTGGATCAGTTATTTCTGCAAACTCTGTTCAATTAGTAACTGCATTAACTACAGCTTCGGGGATAGTAGTACATAATTTTGCACTAAGCGAAGTATTTTATCATTCTGGTATTGCAGGAAACTTTACTGCATCGTTTACCAATATGCCTACAACAGACAATCGAGAATATCAAATTAGGCTAGTGCTTAATCAAGGAACAACTGGATACTATGCAAGCGGTGTACAAATTAATGGAGCAATTCAGATATTGCGATGGAGTACTGCACCGAGCGCAGGCTCTAACAGAATTGAAGTTCAGAATATTAGAATTTTAAGAGCTAACAATACTTGGTTTGTAATGTCAACATTGACAGCTTTTCTATAATTAGATAAGGTCTAGGATAAGTTCTAACTTACCTTTAATAGATCTATTGTTAAGACTAGATTTTACACCCTGGTGCAACGGTTTAGGAAATGCATTATATCCACACCAGGCGTAAGATACATGCTCGTCATTTAATGTTGGAATAAATTCATGATCGACAATTAAAATATAAGTGTTATACTTAAATTTTTGATCATGACTTGTATACTGTTCGAGTGGAATCATTTTTTCTATAGAAGGAATGACACCTACTTCTTCGTGTATTTCTCTTGTTAATGTATCATACGGCGTTTGATCGCATGGTTCTTTTTTTCCGCCAACAAACCCCCAAGTTCCTGCAGTTTTGCCTTTATTACGTAGCAAAAAAAGAAATCTTTTTGTCTTTTTTGATAAAAATAACCCACCACTACAAACTATTGTGCTCATAAAACTATACGCCATGCTCCTGGATCATAAATGCCTTCGTAGCTCTTAGACCATTGCCATATGCCGTCTACGCTACTCCATTTATATTGAATACCAGTGAATGTATTAGTTATATAAGTTAAAGTTCTTGAGGTAGTACTATCGAATAATACAGTCCACTTAGATCCGTCCCACTCAATAATATCATTAGCTGCCGCTGTTAAGTCCGAGAAGTCAAGATTTTTCCAAGCAGTGCCGCCATTGTATCCTGGATACGTGTTAGCATCAGGATTAATATCGTCGAGTATTAAGTATCGAGTTCCGGCAATTTTATTTGTTGGGTTAAATTTTTGAGGATCAATGATAGCATCGACTGTACCTCGAGTATCAATGATAGTATTGCTAGGCACAGTGTCGCTGTCAAAATTCAAACTCATTGAAAAATCATCTAGAGGATTAAGACTAGCATACGCAACAATTTCTGATCCATCGGATTGACTAAGTCTAATTTGACTTAATCCGGCTCTAAATTCTCCAGGATAAAGATCTAAAATTCCAAACCAATTATGTTTTCCAGTAATATCGGCAACAGATACCTCATCGGTTGCAACTGATTCTTTGATAGGAATTAAAGAAGCAGCATTGTTTAATACCACTAGTCCAAAATTACCAGGTGTTACTACAGTTTTTCCTATCATTAAATCTCCAGTAAACAGACTTGTTAATGACATATCTTTGTATGCTCCTTCTGCAACAACTCCGTTTACCGCATCTGTTACAAAAACATTAGAAATAATTTTTGTAATAATACCTAATTTTTTAACTTTAGCCGGCGGATTTATCCAGATAGGGCAAGTAAATTGTAGGCTTGCTACACTTATATCATTTTCTAATCCTTGGGGGACTGTGCGAGTTTCAAATGTTTGGTTAGTAAGTTCCACAACACTTAAACTAGACCAATCAATGTAATTGTCTGTGCTTTGCAATTCTAAACTAGGATTAAAAAATACAACAATTTGTTCCCAAATTTGTAATTTTTGATCAGTACTAGTAGTCCACAAATCTGCCGAAAACGTGGCAACATATGGGGTAGGCATTAGCCTTTCTACTGTATACCCCGATCCTTGTAAGGATGTATAGGACTGAGTATCTTCGTTGAATGCACGTTCTCTAATTTGCATTTTGCTAACAAACGACGGATCTTGCATACGATTTCGATCATGTTGTAAATCTTTAATATAGCAAGCAATAAATGGCGCACTTTGAATAACGTTCTCGCTATTCTTCTTTAATACATTAGCAACCTGTCTGTTCATATCACCATACCGTACAGGAATTTGCACCAATTGACCTTTAGCATCTTTGTAACTAAAGTTGCTCATTAGTCTCATAAATTGTGTCAGATATCGTTTTACCTGACCGTCGTAAAAGTAATCGCTCATTAATTATCTGCCTTTGGTCTAAGTGCTTTTGACAATGCTTGTTTTTCTTGAATAACTTTGCCTGCAATTGTAGCAGTGGTGTTATTGTTAACAAATGTATTTTTTTGATTTAATCTTGCTGGTAAGCCTGCGTAAGCACCGCCTGCAGCGGTCTCGGCAGTACCTAAATTTGTCAAAGACATTCTAACGTTGTCTTCATATTTTACCCAACGTCTACCGTCATATCTAAACAGTCTGTTAGGAAAATAATCGGTACGTAAATGAAACGCCCCATTACTAGGCCCAGCTGGAAATTCTGTACCAAACGTATAAGGTGCACCATTTGGAGTTTTAGCATCATCTGTCAAATAACCCACGTATAAGTTCTTTGCGGGGTTGTTTAATGTAGCACTTGCATCCATTCCGGTAGAATCTGTAGTTACATCTTCTTCAGAAGTATCGGCATAATCTACAGTACCGTCTGCATTTAATGGAATTGTAAATAAATTATCAGTAGTATATCCCGACAACGGAACATCTAATTCAGCTTGAGCTATAATTGCTTTGTTAATTTCGATGCTTTGATTGTAGGTACTGATTACATCACGTAATGTTTTGTTTCCGTCACCGGCCGGCGCATCTAAAATTTCTTTGAATTCTTGACTATCAACTAACGGTTGACATTTTGCTCGTAGCAGGTGCGGATACCAAGTTTGACTGAAACCAGCTGCCGCCCGAGAAATTTCAGTTATAACATAGTATCGTTTTAATGCAATCATTGCATCGTCCAGTGCATATTCGTCTTTTAAGTGAGGAAGCTCAAATACATCGCCTGCCATTAATTTTCTACCTATTGCATCTACGGTCGATTGTAAATGAAATGTAATCATTATATTGTCGTTTTGCAAGAACAATCCAAATTGACTAAGGTTAAAATCAATGTCTTGCATTGTATAAATGCCTCGAATAGTATACACATCCGATGCGTAATGTCTATCACGATTTTCTAAAAATATTAAATCTTGTATCCCTAGCTCTCCAATAGGATTAGTATTCACTGGAACGCCTGGCGTAGATTCTCCAACGTCGGGATTTACTGGACCTAAATACTTGTGAAGTAGTACATCAGTTCCACCTACTTGGAATTGCTCATTAATAGCGCGATCAATGAACTTAAAATCGTTGCCTTTTTCCGGGCGGTATAGTGATAAGCGTGGCATAGTGACAGTATTTATAGCTAAATATTCGTATGAGCGAACTAGAAAACACCAGACAAGAAGTAGTTAATTATATTAAAAACATGCTAGGTGACGGCATGGTTGATATAGAACTAGATCCTAAGCACTATAATACTGCTATAGATCGTGCATTGGCAAAATTTCGTCAAAGAAGTCAAGCTAGCACAGAAGAAAGTTATGGATTTTTAATATTAGAACAAGATGTTAACGAATATATCCTTCCATCAGAAGTAATGGAAGTTCGACAAATTTTTCGTAGAAGTATTGGCTCACGTACAGGTGGCGGCAGCGGCGGCACAATTTTTGAACCGTTTAACTTAGCTTATACAAACACTTATTTGTTAAGTGCCAGTAATATGGGCGGCTTGGCAACATACTATGCATTTGCAAGTTATCAAAAGCTAGTAGGCAAAATGTTTGGTAGTGAAATTGACTTCATATGGAATGCTACAAATAAGAAGATCACTATCTTACAAAGACCGAGGGGTCAAGAAGAAATTTTACTGTGGTTGTATAATCATAGACCAGATTTTGCATTGTTTAATGACCCATACGTTGGCATCTGGTTAAAAGATTATGCCTTAGCAACATGTAAACTCATGTTAGGTGATGCTCGTGAAAAGTTTCAAACAATTGCTAGTCCGCAAGGTGGAACAACCCTTAACGGTACTGCACTAAAAGCTGAAGGCAAGGCTGAGATTGAACAATTAGAACTCGATCTAATTAATTACAAAGACGGTGGTAAACCACTTACTTTTGTAGTTGGCTAAAAAACTATTGACAATTATATAGAATTATAGTAAATTATAGTATCCCAGGAGATGCTATGATTATCGGATTCGTTGGTTTTATTGGTTCAGGCAAAGATACTGCCGCAGATTATTTGGTAAATTTTCACGGATTCCGTAGAGACAGTTTTGCCAACACACTCAAAGATGCAGTAGCAAACGTGTTTGGATGGGATCGTACCTTGCTAGAAGGTCGTACCAAAGAAGCACGTGAATGGCGAGAGCAAGTAGATCCGTGGTGGGCAGAGCGCTTGAACATGCCTAAACTTACACCTCGATGGGTACTACAATATTGGGGTACAGAAGTATGTCGCCAAGGCTTCCATGATGATATCTGGATTGCCAGTGTAGAAAACAAAATGCGTAAAACTACCGATAATATCGTTATTAGTGATGTGCGTTTCCCTAATGAAATTAAAGCCATTCATAATGCAGGTGGCAAAGTTATTAGGGTAACTCGAGGAAATGATCCTGATTGGTATCAAGATGCGGTAAATGCTAATTCCGGCCCTCAAACAATTGGATGGAGTATAGGCCGTAGACGGCTCGAACAACTAGGTATTCATGCTAGTGAAACAGCATGGGTAGGTGGCAATATTGATGTTACAATTCCTAATGACGGTACTATCGACGAACTGTTTTCGTTTATTAAAAATCAGGTGATAAATCTCCCTGTCTCCACGGTAAGTTAAGACCGTGCAGTATGCGTTGACAATTAGCGCATACTGTTTTAAGATTTGTTATTCTACAGTTGTCTAAATCTCCATCTATGTGAAACACATTAAACTGTTGAAAATATTTACTTGCGAATCCACACTTATCGCATTTATTTTTTTGACGATATCCTGATTTGTACCATTTAGGTAATCCTTCCTTGCTGCCTCTAGCACAGTGGTCACATGTTGACCTATAGAACGGTTTCCCCTCCTTGTAATAATTAATTGCAACTGGCCGTTTGTCGCATTTTTTACATAGTTTCCTCATTCACGCCCTTTTCTTGCCCTTTTCATATGTATTTAACTTGGTAAAAAAATAGTAAACCACTAAATACTACAAACGATAATCCATCGAGGAGATTTACAAATGGCATTAACATCACCGGGCGTACAAGTTACAGTAGTTGACGAAAGTTTTTATAACACCGCAATTCCTGGCACCGTACCAATTATTTTTATTGCAACTAAAGCAAACAAGTCCACCCCGTCCGGCACAATCGCGCCCGGCACACTGGCTTCTAATATTGGAAAAGTTTGGACGATTACAAGTCAACGTGATTTAACTGACACTTTTGGTACCCCACTTTTCTATACTGATAGTAACGGCAATGCAGTTCACGCTGGCGAATTAAACGAATATGGCTTACAAGCTGCGTACAGTACATTGGGTGTAAGCTCTAGAGCATATATTGTTAGAGCAGATTTAGACTTAAATGAACTGGTTCAGAAAACGTCTGAGCCAAAAGGCGAACCAGATGCCGGTGCATATTGGATAGATACAGCATCTTCTAAATTTGGCGTCAGTGAATGGAATGCTGCATCAAAAGTGTTCACAAATAAAACACCGTTGATTATCAATGACGACACTCTTATATCGCAAACAAGCGGCCAGCCTATTCCAAGTTTTGGAATAATTGGTTCTTATGCAATGGTAGTTACATCTGACAACGAAAACACCCTGTGGTTCAAAAATGATAGCAACTTATGGGTAAAAGTTGGATCTTCAGTTGAAACATCTTTTGGTGCTCCAATTGCAAATAGCACATTTACAAGTAACTGCTGGCAGACAAGCTGGCCAGTTGCAACTGGCTTAGTTGGTACTCCGGTAGGAAATTCTACATTTTTTATTAACGGTACACAAATTACTATCACAGGTACTACGCCTGCCGATATTGCAACAGCAATTAATTCACAAATGCCGCAGGCTGGCGTTGGCGCAAAAACAGATGGTGTCCGATTGTATCTATATGCAGATGCAACTGCAATTTCTAATAACATATCAGGATTTGATGGTAAGATTACTTTAGCTAACGGTACTGCCGGCACGCTAGCTACCTTAGGACTAACTGCTATGACTTATGGCGCAGTAAAACTTGCAGTAGCACCGCATTTCCAATTTCCACAATTTGGTACAGACGGTTCTGCTACAGGCAGCGTGTATGTAAAAACAACTACTCCAAATAATGGTGCTGATTGGGCCGTCAAATATTATAACAGTGTTACTAAGACTTGGTCTACAATAGCTGCACCAGTTTACACATCGACACATGCTGCTATTGCAGGATTAGATAATACTGGTGGTACTGCATTAGCAGCAGGTAGAATATTTGTTAAGAGTAATATCGATGATGGTACATACGGATCTTCTACTGCACCCGGAATTGCTGATTTTAGAATTTATAGAAGAACAACAACGTCTCCAACAGTAGTAGCAACTACAGTTGCTAACGGTGTAGTTTTTACTCCAGGAGACTCGTTCAGTGTTACTGAATCTCTTGCAGGCAGTGCTAACTTAGCGTCTTCTAAAGTAGTTACAATTACAACTAGCACTGTAGACGGATTCGCAGCCGCAGTATCTGCTGCTGGATTTATAAATGTATCCTCCGAATACGATTTTACAACAAGAGTGCTAAAATTATCTCACAAGTTAGGTGGTGAGATTTATCTAACAGAAGGCAACGGTGCTCCATTAACAAATGTTGGATTGTATGACAGTGGCCTTGGATTATATGCTTCAAATTTATATCCAGAAGGACAACATTCTCCGTATGATTTAAGAGTAAGCAATTGGAAACCTATTGATCTTCTTACATCGACAGTAGTGTTTAGCGGCACATCTCCTAGTTCGGCGCCCGCCGATGGTACACTATGGTACTCTGCGGTGCAAGACGAAGTCGACATTTTATATCATAACGGCACTACATGGGTTGGATATAGATCTGCATTCCCAGATACAAGTCCAGCTGGTCCTATTATTAGAGCTACTCAACCTGATAAAGATACTGGTCAAAGTGACAGTTCACCTTTAGTAGATGGAGATATTTGGATTGACACATCTGATCCAGAAAAATACGGACAGAATGTTTATGTTTGGAATTCTTCTACAATTAAATGGGTAAAACAAGATTTAGCAGATAGTACTAGTCCTAGCGGTTGGGTATTTGCCGATGCTCGTTGGTCTACAGATGGTCACTTAACTACCGCAGCTTCGATTGTTGACTTGTTGGTTAGTAATTATATAGACCCAGATTGCGTTGATCCAGCATTGTATCCACAAGGTATGCGTTTATGGAATACTCGTCGTAGCGGAAACAATGTTAAACGCTATGTTTCTCAGTACATTGATATTACTGCCAATAATGGCCTAAACATCAGAAGTAACAACGATGTCATGGATGGTACTATGGGAGATCCAGCGTATGCAACTGCTCGTTGGGTAAATGCTACTGGTAATAACGCCGATGGTAGTGGATTATTTGGCAGACAAGCCCAACGCGGAATGGTAGTTAAGTCATTAAAGGCCACTATCAATACTAACGAAGGCATCCGTGACACTGATACATTAGTAGCTAACTTAATTTCAACTCCGGGTTATCCGGAAGCAATTGCTAACATGGTTACCTTAAATGTTTCTCGTGGATTAACATCATTTGTTATTGGTGATACACCATTTAGATTAGCGTCTAATGGAACTGATCTACGTGCGTGGGGTTCAAGTACAACTGTTCTAGACAACGGTGAAACTGGTTCAGTTACATACGACGAATATCTAGCTATGTATTACCCAAGCGGTTTCACAACTGACAACAGCGGAAATAACATTGTTGTTCCTGCAAGTCACATGATGCTACGTACTATTGCTATCAGCGACCAAAGAAGTTATCCATGGTTTGCACCTGCCGGTACACGACGTGGTGGTGTTGATAATGCAACAGCCGTAGGTTATGTTAAGAATGGTGAATTTGTACAAAGTCCGTTGCCAGAGAGTCTTAGAAATGTCTTACAAGATGTTAAGATTAACCCTATTGCAACCTTACCAGGCGCAGGATTAGTAGTATTTGGACAAAAGACTCGCGCAAGAGGTACAAGTTCGTTAGACAGAGTCAATGTATCTCGTTTAATTGCTTACTTACGTAGACAATTAGATCTTCTAGCTCGTCCGTTCTTATTTGAACCAAACGATAGAATTACACGCAACGAAATTAAACAATCAGCAGAGAGTTTATTACTTGAACTAGTGGGTCAACGAGCTATCTATGACTTTATTGTACAGTGTGATGAACAAAACAACACACCGGCACGTATTGATCGTAATGAATTACACGTTGATATTGCTATTGAACCAGTTAAAGCAGTTGAATTTATCTACATTCCACTACGCTTGAAAAACACTGGTGATATTGCAGCTGGCAGATAATGGTTAAATATAGTAAACAAGGAGCATCTAGATGGCAATTTCTAGTTTAAGTAAATTCACAGTACCTCTTCCTAGCGGACAGAGTGCTACTTCACAGGGCCTATTGATGCCTAAACTGAAATATCGTTTCAGGGTGTCATTAGAAAATTTTGGTGTAAGTAAACCAACAACCGAGCTTACAAAGCAAGTAATGAACATTACTCGTCCAGGAGTGTCGTTTGATAATATTGAACTACATGTTTACAACAGTAAAGTTAATTATGCTGGTCGTTATACATGGTCTGATGTTACTTTAGTTGTAAGAGATGATGTTTCTAATGAAGTTAGCAAATTAGTCGGCGAACAGCTACAGAAACAATTTGACTTCTTTGAACAAAGTTCTGCCGCTAGCGGTATTGACTACAAATTTGTAACACGCATTGAAATCTTAGACGGTGGAAACGGCGCAAACGAGCCAAAAGTTTTAGAAACTTTTGAATTGTACGGTTGTTATATCCAAAACAGTGTGTACTCAAATACTGATTACTCTAGCAGTGACCCTATTGACATTACACTGACTTTCAAATACGACAATGCTGTCCAGATTGACGGTTCGGGTGCTCCAGTCGGTATCGGCGCTGCAATTGGCAGAACTACAAGAACACTAGCAACTGGCTAATCACAGTTGACTCTGGTCTACAAAGGCGTGTATAATTACTATACACGCTTTTTTTACGACTGGAGATTATTGTGTCGCAACAGATTTATATCTACAAAGAAGAACTATACGGACGCTCTGAGGTCCTTAACCATGTTAAAAATCTCAAAGAACGTAATTCCAATTTTACATTATTAGATATTGGTGCAAGTCACAATCCGTTTAATCAAGAATACTTAACACATACTTTTGATCTAAGACCTATTGAAATTCCAAATGTACATGCATTTGCAGGTGATATGAATTCTTACGAAGATTGGGTTCAATTGTTCAACTATGTAGAAGAACATGGCAAATTTGATTTTGTTAATTGTACACATACATTAGAGGACATCGCATATCCTATGGCGGCATTGAAATATCTGCCACGAATTGCTAAAGAAGGATTTATTGCAGTTCCTAGCAAATATTACGAACTACAGCGTCGAGATACTTTCAAAGGTGGAATCCATCATAGGTGGATTTTTGATCATAAGAACGGCGAGTTAGTAGCATATCCAAAAATGGGATTACTAGAAAATATGACATTTTTTCCGTACGGTAAAGAAATTGAAAGTAAATCAGACACTGAACTTAGAATGTTTTGGAAAGATTCCATTAATTTTTCAGTTATAAACAATGATTATTTAGGTCCTACTAGAGAAGCAGTTCTAGAAATGTACCAACAACTATTACCTTAATTTTTGCTAATTTATTTGACATAAATATTGTTATGTCAAATGCTTTTACACAATTCCTTAGCGGCTTTGCCGGAGGCCTTTTTGGTAACGACGGTTATCTTAGAGATTATAAACATGCCGCCAGATTGTATCAAGACAATTACTACGGCATGGCTCCTAAAGCGGGCTGGACCTATTTTATCGAAATTGGATTAAATCCCAAACTACACGATAAAACAATTTTTGCAGCTCTCGACGACACTTGGTATAAACGATCAAGGGGAAAATTAGGCCTACTAGCAAAATCTGCAGACCTTCCTAGATTTTCTGTTGCAACAGAGACTCTAAATCAATACAACAAAAAGACTGTAGTTCAAAGTAAGATAACCTACAATCCCATTAGTATTACATTCCATGATGACATGGATAACATTATTACTGATTTGTGGAAAAACTATTATCAATACTATTATGCTGATTCTAGGTACACCGGATTTAATTCATTGTCAAAAACAATGTCAGTAATTCCTGAAGCATATCAGGAATTATCTGAATATGATAATCGAGCATATGCATACGGATTAAACAACGGTCAGACTGAACCATTTTTTAGTTACATAAAAATATTTTTATTAAACAGACGAAAATATAGTTCAGTCACGTTAATAAATCCTATCATTACAGAATGGGCCCACTCTCAACTAGATCAAACTAGTGGAAACCGACTATTAGATGCTAAAATGACAGTAGCATACGAGGCAGTTTACTACGACACACGAAATTCTTCAGTAACTAAAACAGAACCAGGCTTCAATGCAATACATTACGATAATGCTCCTAGTCCACTGTCTGTACTTGGCGGCGGCGGCAAAGGACTTAGTGGCCTGCTCAATGGATCAGCTGATATATTAGGAGTGTTTAATAAAGAAGGCTCGTTAAGTGTTGGTGACTGGTTAAATGTTGCCATAAGTACAAAAAATCTTGCAAAAAATGCAAAAAGCCTAACAGCGGCCGGAATTAAACAAGAAGCATATAGTTTAGTAACAAGTAGTCTTATAAGAGGTGCTACTAACCCTGCAAGTTCTACAATTGATCAAATTGACTTGGATAGATCGACTCCAGGCCAAATAGTTACTAAGCAAGTAAATCCAGTTAACACTTTTTTTAGAAAAATTGGATCTGATAGCGTGTCTCTAGCAACCCCGAGAAATGTAGGTGGGAGTAGTAATTAATGGAAAATAAAATATATTCAAATCTGCCAATACAGCAAACAACTCAAGATAGTGCAGATCCTACAAAAAAATATTTTGATCAATATTTTAATGCACCAGTTGATATAGATAATAATTTTACAATATCAATTAAATCTTTTTTTGAAAAAAGAGGGTTCTCAACATCTAGCGCAGAGTCTATTGCACTAGTAATTTTAACACAGGCAAAGAAAGACAATTTTAATCCTCAGCAAATTATAGACAGTTTATCGGGATTAACTAATTTAGAAATTAGCGGGCTTGTGGCCGAAATCTTAAACTATAATAGATTCAAAACTAGTAGTTTAGGAATTTATATAGCACCTAGTGCTGCTGACGAAATACAACGTAACATCCTAGCATGAGTTTGAAATTCGCAAAAGGTCAATATAAGATTGATAACCCAGAAAAATATGTAGGTTCTAGAACACCACTATATAGAAGTTCATGGGAATTAACTTTTATGCAATTTTGCGACCACAATCCCAGTGTGCAACAGTGGTCAAGTGAATCAGTTAAGATTCCCTATAAAGATCCGCTGACAGGAAAAAATACAGTATATGTTCCAGATTTTTTGATTGTATACTTAGATAAGAATCAAAAAAAACACGCAGAACTAATTGAGATCAAACCAGCTAATCAAACTATCTTAGAAAAGGTAGGAAAAAATCAGTATAACCAAGCACAGTATGTCAAGAATATGGCAAAGTGGGCAGCAGCTTCTAACTGGTGTAAGAATCAGGGAATTAAGTTTAGGATAATTAACGAAAGTGATATTTTCCATACTGGTAAAAAGAAAGGATAAGTACGGTTATGACTAAGAAACTCGAAGAATTGTTAAACATATCACCCGGTGATGAAATAATCGATACTCCCGCACCTGCTGAAGTAATTGTGCCCACTATTGATTTGCAGAATAAATTAGAAGAATTTGACAAAATTTCCGCAGCACTACCTAGGGTCAAAGGACTTGGGGATATTAGTGATGCTGAATTAGATTTCTTAGCAGCCAAGGCTGAAAAAGCGTATGACGATTTAATGGATCTAGGCATGAATGTAGAGGCCCGCTACAGTACTAGGATGTTCGAAGTAGCTGGACAAATGTTAAATGCAGCAATTACTGCAAAAACTAACAAAATAGATAAAAAGTTAAAAATGGTTGATCTACAACTTAAAAAACTTGCTATTGACAGGAAGCACGGTGAAAAGGGTGACGAGATTGAGGGCGAGGGATATGTTATTACTGATCGCAACTCAATTCTCGAAAAACTAAAAAATATGAATAAATAATGCATAGGAAACCACAATGAGATCATTCAAAGAACATCTTGCAGAATCTAAAAAGACCTACTCTTTTCGAGTTAAAGTAGCGGGCGATGTGTCAGCTGATCAAGAGAAGGCAATGGAATCGTTACTTTCCAGATTTGAAATTTCTAGTTTCAAAAAAACTGGCAAAACTCCAATTCAAGAATTACCATTAGACTTCCCTACTATAAAAAATAGTGAAGTCAGTATTTACGAAGTAACTCTAAATTACCCAACAACACAATTTGAACTAAGTGAATACTTGGCAAGCGAATTGGCTATCAGCAAAAACTGTCTTGTTGTTCGTAGACCAGACGAACCGTATGAAGAATATCAAGCGACTACACACAAAAACAATGAAGCGTTATTAACAGACAGCGAATATAAAGAAGCTGCTCCTATTAACGGTGAAGATTTTTATGGCGACAAATACAATACCGGATTTGTAAAAGAATTGAATTCAATTCTAAAGTTACAAAGACGTGAACGTGGGGAAGAAATTCCCGAAGGCAACGGAACAGGTGATAGCACGGCTGCTGCCAAAGCTAAGTTCAATACTGACGCCACCGGCAATACAAAAAGCCCTGTTATGCAGGCAGCAGATCCAAGGAAATAATTATGAAAATGATTAATGTATTACAACGTTTAGCTGAGTTGGATGGTCAAAATCCTAACGTAGCTCAAGCTAAACCCACAGTGGCCCCAGATGCTGCTGTTCGAGCAGTTCAACAAAGTTTATCAGAAGAGTTAAGTGTAGATAGCTTACGATATCTTTCTGGTGTTAAAAATACTATTGCAGAATGCGGAATGGTTCCTCCAATGGGGACCTCAGGCACTCCTGCATCTTTCAGCATCAATGCAACGGCCGCCACAGGCGACGAAGTTGCAAACATGTTGAATAACATTATGACACTAGCAGGTGTTAAAGAAGTCACTCCGCACGACATGCCAGTGGATAAACCAACTACCGGCATTACTATGGCACCTCCTATGTCTGGCGCTGACCAGATGAAGAAAATGATGGATACCATGAACGAGCCAGCTCCGGATGGTATGGCCAACGATGCAGACGGTCAACCAGAAGACGAAGGTCTAATGGGTGGCGCACTTGGTGCTGTAGGTGGAGGCATGATGGGAGGCCCATTAGGTGCTATGGCGGGATATGCTGCCGGTAGTGCAGCTGGTGACGACATCGAAGCTCTTGAAACAGATAGTGAACCGGATGCTGGCGAAGTTGATATTTCTGGTGTCGGCGGCGCACTAGCAGGTGCTGCTATTCATGGCGATGCAGACGGTGCAGCTAAAGGTATGTCCGACGGTGAAGATGAGGCAATGACTGGATCTGGTGAAGATATGCGTAAGTTAATTGATGCAGTATCTGGTCCAGCACTTGATAACACGCCGGCAGATCCAACAGAAGTTCCAGAATTTGATAACGATAAAATGGCATACGATCCAAATACTGGCGACCATAGAGAACGTCAGGCAGGATTAGCTCGCGGCAATCCTATGGAAGACGTTACATCAAAGTTATTTGCCGACTATGAGAGTTTCATTTCTGAAGCTAAAGGCGAAAAGTTTGATGCATTAAAGCATGTTAAGAATCCTACACCGGGCGAGAAGACAGCAGCCAAAGATGTTAAGCGTGGCAGCTATGCAGACCGGGCGGCAATGTTGAAGTCGGCAGAAGCTGACGGTAGATTAAAGAAGTAAAGATAGTGGGAGTAAGTCCTGGCAAGGGCTGCAAACAAAACGTCGATAATATCGACATAAGATAAAGGAAGATTTTCCTAAATCCAAATAGGCTCTTCGGAGCCTATTTTTTTCAGTAAATAATAATATGGCAAAAAGTTTAGAAGGCAATTTAGTTAAGAAGGCCCACGCTACCCAGCGATATACCGAAGATCAGGTAAATCATCTGTTGGCCTGTGCAGATCCTGCAACCGGTCCTGCATATTTCTTAAGCAACTTCTTTAACATACAACATCCAACAAAAGGTAAGATCAAATACGATCCGTTTACCTATCAGATCAAGTTATTAGATAGTTACCATGGGAATAGATTTAGCGTAAACATGCTAGGTCGCCAAATGGGCAAAACTACTACTGCGGTTGGCTATTTGTTATGGTATGCAATGTTTATACCGGATGCAACTATTCTAATTGCAGCACACAAATATACAGGTGCCCAAGAAATTATGCAACGATTACGATATGCATACGAAACTTGTCCCGATTTTGTTAGATGTGGTGTAACTAGTTACAATAAACAAAGTATTGAGTTCGATAACGGCTCACGTATTGTTGCCCAGACAACAACTGAAACTACTGGTCGAGGTATGTCTATCTCCTTACTATATTGTGACGAGTTTGCCTATGTTGCTCCCAATATTGCTGTCGAATTCTGGACGTCCATCTCGCCTACATTGGCAACTGGCGGTAAAGCAATTATTACAAGCACTCCAAACAGCGACGAAGATCAATTTGCTCAGATTTGGAACGAAGCAAACAAAAGATTTGACGAATACGGAAATCTGCAGGCAGTAGGTCGTAATGGATTTTCTCCGTACATGGCTATTTGGAATGAGCACCCGGATCGAGATGAGGAATGGGCAGATACTGAACGTAGTCGAGTTGGTCCAGAAAGATTTGATCGAGAACACGAATGTAAATTCTTGATCTTTGACGAAACGTTAGTTAACAGTATTACACTGTCTAATTTAGACGGTATTGAACCTATATTAAAGATGGGGCAAGCACGATGGTATAAAAAAGTTGATACATCTTGCACATATATCATTGCACTAGACCCTAGTTTAGGCACTGGTGGAGATCCTGCAGCTATTGAAATTTTAGAACTACCCAGTATGATTCAAGTAGCAGAATGGCATCACAATGCTACTCCTGTGCAAGCGCAAGCTCGTATTCTTAGAGATTTATGCAAGTATATAGAAGGCGAATTTAACAAAGATGGATTAAACGCCAGCATTTATTACAGTGTAGAAAATAACACAGTTGGAGAAAGTGCGTTAGTTGCTATTAACGAATTAGGAGAAGAAACAATTCCCGGATTATTCTTGAGCGAACCAATAAAAAAGGGACATGTACGAAGATTCCGCAAAGGGTTTAATACAACTCACAGCGCAAAACTCAATGCATGTGCTAAATTAAAACAGTTAATTGAGACTAAAAAAATTACCATTAACAGCAAAAGTTTAATTAGCGAACTTAAAACTTTCATTGCTACAGGTATTACATTCAAAGCTAAATCTGGGCAACACGACGATCTAGTAGCGGCATTACTGTTGCTTATGAGAATGGTTCTAATTTTACAAGAATGGGACCCTACAATTTACGATAAAATGCGAGATCACAGCGGGCTAGAAGAATATGACATGCCCATGCCGATCTACATCAGCAGTTATTAATAAATACAGCTATGAATTCAACTCACATCATTAGCCAGGACGTTTTTGACAAAATTCGCAGCCGCTTCCAAAATTTAGAAATGGGCGATGAGCAAGGTGGCGTTACTACCGACCCAAAAGAAGCCAGATTTTTTGACTTTGACTTTGTGGTCGAAGGTGAGAATCTTGGCCGCGTAAGCATTAGTATCAACGAACGAGGAACTCTTAAAGTTTTCTATAGCCAAGGCATTTTAGAAGACAGTAACGACTTTGTTCACGAATTATGGTACGATTTTTTACGTGAGATGAGAATGTTTGCAAAACGTAGATTGTTACGATTTGACACGAGAGACATTACAAAGAGCAATCTTAACAAGAACGATTTTCAATATCTAGCCGCTAACGGCCCGAAGGATCAAAATATGAACATGAGCGAATCTGCCAAATTTGAAGGAAGCAAAAAAACAAGTTACAGAGTTTTAGAAAAAACTAAACTTATTGCTAGACATAAAGAGAGCATCGAAAATGAAACGGCCGGTGCGCGAAGTCGTAAAAATAATATCAAAGCATTGTATATTGAGAACAGTGAAGGCGAACGATTCAAGTATCCATTTATTCACATTGCCGGCGCCAAGGCAATGCAACGTCACGTTGCAAACGGTGGTAAGCCGTATGATGATATTGGCAATAACATTATTGAGATGAGCGAAGAAATTATGCAATTAACTTCGTTCAAGCGTCACATTGGTAAGCCTGATGGAATGAATGAGCGTGTTAACGAAATTGCTGCTAAGACAAATGGCAAGTTGGAAATGTTAAGACGTACTGTAGAAGGCATGTGCAACCAAACTTATTATGAAAAATGGTCAGAGTCATTTGTTCCAAATAAGGGCGATATGCAAATGGATCAAGCCACTATGGAAGATTATAAAAATGCATTTACTGTTAGTTCTTTCAGAGAAGATCTAGCACAATACTTTCCGTTAATTCATAAAATCATGCACGAGGCCGGCGAAGTGGACCTTGAAGAATTTGTAGGCGAAGGCAAAGATTCTACTTGCGAAGGTTGTGGAATGGCTGAAAGCAAATGCGAATGCCCAACAGAAGAAGGAATTGCTGGAGGAGCAGTTGGCGGCGCCATTGGTGCGTTTGCAACTAAAAGTCCTAGAGGTGCATTGGCCGGAGCAGAATTAGGTAGTGATGCTGAAGACGCAATTAAAGGCGCAATGGGTGAAGGTGGAATGGATCCGGCAGCAGAGCAAGACTATGCACAATGGGAACAAGCCCTACGCCCACATGGTGACGGAGCATATGCATTTGATCTAGTAAGGGGCGACGAAACTACCATTAAAAATATTTTAGCCTATGTTAAACAGAATCGTGCAGTGCTTGGTAAAGAAGTATCAGATGAAACAGGTCGAACAGTAAAAGATGCTATCATTGATATTAGAAACAAGTTTCCTCAACTATATCAAGCGGCTCAACAACCACAAGGTGTAGTTGCTCAACCTAAGCCTAGGAGTGCAGCAGAAAGTATCGAAGACTTTGTTGAATGGGCTGACCGAGTTGAAGAAGGTAGACTGGAACCAGATACATTAGCACAACTAAAAGAATTGATCGACGGTGGCTTAACACTAGACGAAGCTGGACGTAGTGCAATTGATGCGCTACAAGGCATTGGTATTTTTGACGACGAGTTAGAAGCAGCATTAGAAGAATTATCAAAAGTTAATACAGATGCAGATCCTAAAGACACTATACTAGCATGGCTAGATAAAGATGACCCAGAAGCTGCTAAAGAATTTGGATACAAAGGAACTGCACAACCTGCAGACGCCGGTGAAAAAATGCCAACAGAAAATACAGGCGGTATGACTCCGTCTGTTAGAGACGTTGCAGAAATGGTTTATAGTATGTATAATAAAAACCATAAAAAACAAGGCCTTGGTCCGTGGCCCCGAGGAGAAGAAGGTGTTATTACTCATGTAACAAAAGAGCTAGGCGAAGAAGCCGGCCAAATGGCAGAGCAATTAGTTAAAGAATTATCAACTTCTGTACATGAAGGTCCTGATATGGATCAAATTCCTGCGTATGTTCGTAAACAGAAACAACAAAGTCAGCAGACAGCTCAAGCAGCTACTGATAAGAGAAATGAGAAAGCTGGTGCCAAAGTTTGGAGTAGCCCTCGCACTAATGAAGACGACAGCGCAGAACAAATGACTCCAAATTGGGCCAAGTATGTGCTAGACCAACTTTACAACAGCGACGGTGAAGTTACTCTAACTGACCTGTTTGACGAAGGCATTCCTGGACTACATGCAATGTTTATGGACACTGCACAAAAGCATGGCCTTAATACAGATGACGAGTTCGAAGATGTTCAACATGAGCTAACATTAGAATTAGAAGACTTAATCAAAGGTGGACACGAATCCGACGATGAAAAATTACCAGAAGATTCGACATTTGAAGCAATTATGAGACTGGTAAATTATAAAAAATAATTGGCAAAATAAATCTATTTTGCTAGCCATTTAGGTTGCAGTGATAAATAAAGCTGTGTATACTTAACCGTATGCACAGTTTTTCTTTTAGTCAGTAGGCTTTAAGAAAGAGGCATAATAAAACATTTATCAAGGAAAAACATTATGGCAACGTTAGCAGAAATTCGCGCAAAACTTCAAGCAGCATCTCAACAAAACGGCAGTGGCGCAACTGGCGGAGACAACGCAATTTACCCCCATTGGAACATTCAAGAAGGTAGCAGTGCTACAGTACGTTTCTTGCCCGATGGCGATGCATCGAACACTTTTTTCTGGATTGAACGAGCAATGATCAAATTGCCATTCGCCGGAGTCAAAGGTGAAACCAATTCCAAGCCAGTGACTGTGCAGGTCCCATGTATGGAAATGTGGGGTGAAACATGTCCAGTATTAACTGAAGTTCGTCCATGGTTCAAAGACAAGTCTTTGGAAGAAATGGGTCGTAAGTACTGGAAAAAGAAGTCTTACCTTTTCCAAGGTTTTGTAGTTGATTCGAAACTACAAGAAGACAAGTCACCAGAGAATCCAATTCGTCGATTCATCATCGGCAGTCAGATTTTCAACATTATCAAGGCCGCATTGCTTGATCCAGATATGGAAGAATTGCCAACAGACTATGTCCGTGGTACTGATTTCCGTATTACTAAGACAAGTAAAGGTGGGTACGCAGACTATTCTACATCAAACTGGGCTCGTCGTGAACGTGCTTTAGAAGAAGTGGAAAATGCGGCAATTGCACAGCACAAGCTGTTCAACTTGAAAGACTTTTTGCCTAAAAAGCCAACTGAAGTTGAGTTGAAAGTTATCAAAGAAATGTTTGAAGCATCAGTTGATGGTGACGCATTTGATATGGAACGTTGGGGTCAATATTACAAACCCGCAGGTTACAATGCCAAGCCAGGCGCCGCGCAATCGGCTCCTGCAGCCACAAAACCAGCACCTGCTCCGGTAGCAGAAGCGGCACCTTGGGAAGCAGATGTTGAAGCCGCAGAACAGTCATTCTCCGCACCTGCGCCGCCAGCCGCTCCGGCACCTGGTGGTGAAGCTTCAGGTCGTGCAGCCGATATTCTTGCAATGATTCGCAATCGTAGCAAACAATAATTGGAGGTAGATATGGCTAAAGCATTTGATATTTCTAAGTTTAGAAAGTCAATCACCAAGTCTATTGACGGACTAGGTGTTGGCTTTAACGATCCAACTGATTGGATCTCAACTGGTAACTATGCGCTTAACTATCTTATTTCAGGGGACTTCTTTAAGGGAGTCCCCTTGGGAAAAGTAACAGTTTTTGCCGGTGAATCTGGTGCAGGTAAATCATATATCTGCTCTGGAAACATAATTAAGGCAGCACAAGAACAAGGCATTTATGTTGTTCTAGTTGACAGTGAAAACGCTCTTGATGAAAAGTGGTTGCTTGATCTAGGTGTTGATACAAGTGAAAATAAACTTCTTAAACTCAACATGGCTATGATTGATGATGTGGCAAAAACCATCTCTGAATTCATGAAAGAATACAAAGTTATGCCCGAGGATACTCGTCCTAAGGTATTGTTTGTTATTGACTCTTTAGGTATGTTGTTGACTCCTACAGACGTTAATCAGTTCGAAGCAGGCGAAATGAAAGGTGACATGGGGCGTAAACCTAAAGCACTTACATCGCTTGTTCGTAACTGCGTAAACATGTTTGGTTCGTGGAATGTCGGTATGGTTTGTACAAATCACACATACGCAAGCCAGGATATGTTTGATCCAGATGACAAGATTAGTGGTGGCCAAGGATTTGTTTATGCAAGTTCTATTGTAGTTGCTATGAAGAAACTCAAACTAAAAACTGACGCTGATGGTAATAAGACTACAACTGTTAACGGTATCCGTGCAGCTTGTAAGATTATGAAAACTCGTTATGCGAAACCGTTTGAATCAGTTCAAGTTGAGATTCCTTACACAACGGGCATGAGTCCATTCAGTGGATTGGTTGATTTGTTCGAAGCTAAAGGTATGTTAAAGAAAGAAGGCAATAGTCTTGTTTATACAACTACTGACGGCGAAGTAATTAAACAATTCCGCAAGGCTTGGGATCGCAATGAAAAGGAAGGCTTGTCTATCATGATGGAAGACATTTCCAAGAATGGTGAAACGGTAGTTCCAGTAACAGCAGAAGTCACTGAGGAGGCATAATGGACGAGAGTTTAATTGTAGAAGTTTGGGATACTTTTCGAGAGTACATTCCGGAGAAAAATCGTGAAGTTGCCGCACATCAGTATGTTGATTACCTATTAGGTAAAGACATGGAAGTTGCCGCACTTGAAGCAGTGATGGGATATGATCCTCATCTTGATCTTGCTATTAAAGCAGTAGTAGATGAGGAATCTGAATACGAAGATGAGGATGATGAAAGTGGCATCGAAGATGAGGATTATTGATGTCTCAATGGTATGCCAAGGTAAGTCACGACATTGTTCATCTACCTGCGTGTATTGATTATTATTACAACGAATTAGTCCTAGCAAAGAGCGAAGTTAAAGTATATGGAAACATAGAAAAATCTAGTGCAGCTTTGCCAGGTCTAGTCGAACAAAGATTTAATCAGTTACAAGAAATTGAGGCTATTTTAGAATACCTCAATATTGAATTAAGGCGTGTCCGTTCAAAAGCCTTCAAAAAATTCCTAGAAAACTATCAACGTGTATTAAGCAGTCGTGATTGCGAAAAATATGTTGACGGTGAAGCCGATGTAGTTGATATGGAAAAAATTATCAATGAATTTGCACTTTTAAGAAATCAATGGTTAGGCATTATAAAGGGATTAGATATTAAACAATGGCAATTGAGTAATATTATAAAACTCCGGACAGCAGGCCTAGAAGATGCAAGTTTATAAAAAGGATTCGAGGTTGAATCCTTTTTTATTTTAGTGTATAATAATTTGTATGTATATAGAAGACTTGATTAATAGATTAAACAGTGATGGCCAGTACATGTTTGCTGACCTGATTGAATTGTTTCATGCTGATCGAACAGTAATCGAAAGCCTATCTACGCAAGTAATTATGGGCAATGGCTTTACAGAAAAACAAAGTACACTAGCAATTCGATTGGTTAAAAAATATCTTCGCGTTTTAAGTTTAGCGTTACAAACTGACATAACACCCTTCGTTAACAATCCACAATTTAGATTACCCACTAGAGTGATCAGTTCTAATAGGAGTATTGTAGTTCGTAAAATCAGTGATACTACTAAACGAGTTATTTCGGTAATATTTCCATTTGACGCAGAATGTATTGCATCTATTAAGACCTATAAAAAGATTGTATCTAATACTGGAAATAATGTTAATTGGAATCCAGATAGTCGATCATGGGATTTTGACTTGAGGGAAGAAAATGTGGATTGGATCTCAAATAATTTACAAAATTCTTCGTTCATTGTAGATGAACTATTCCAAGACATTGCCACTCAAGTCGACAATGTGAAGAATAACTTAGAAAAATATATACCCATGGTAGTGTTTGAAGACAACACGTTTGTTTTCAAAAATACAACACCAAATATTCCACAACCGACTGGTTTTGATCTTGTTGATACATTGGTAGAGGCAAGAAAATATGGAATTACTACGTGGGCTGAAGATATTGATATTGCATTGGATCAGTTAGAATTAGACCCAATGCTATATAAGTTTTTAACAACCGCTAGTAGCACTACATTTCCAATAGATAAGGAAAAAACCACTTTTTCTGACATTATTACTATCTTAAAACATTCGTTACCTTGCCTGGTTGTAGTACCGGGTGGTAGTGAGCTACGCCACTTAGAAATATGCACAAAAATGATTCAAAAAATGAATATTTCAACTGAAGAAATGACTGTTTTGTTTCGTTTAGACGGAGAAACTGGCAAAAATTGCAACAATTTTGTCAAGGCTACAAAACTGAATAACCCTGTTAATGCCGATACTAAGATTGTTTTTATCAGCGGAAAGATACCTAAACCGCTGCTCGAATCAAAGTTAAATTTTTCATCAATTTTGAATTTAGGCATATCGGGTGTACACTATACGTTGTCAAATTACTTAAAAAATCACAATTTTGTCGTTAACTACTCATTAAAGGAATCAGATTTTGTCGAGCTGTAAAATTATTATTCGTGATGAAGTTAACATCAAGATAGAAGGTCTTGACCTGGACACGCGAAAACAGTTAGTTAAGAAATTTAAGTATGAAGACCCTACTGCTCGCTATAGGCCTAGCTATAAATTAGGTCGATGGGACGGTGCTATCAGTTTTTTCGGTCTTGGCGGAACAACGTATCTTAGCATGTTAGGACAGGTACTAGAAGAGCTTGAAAAACGAAATTATAACATTGATGTAGAAGATTTGCGTACTAGTCCTAACCTAGAATTTGACCAAATTTTAGAGGATTTTTGGGGTGATCAAACGTGGCCTGTAGGTCATCGGTTTGCCGGCGATAAGATTAGATTACGCGGCGACCAAGTCGAAGTTATCAATAAATTTCTTGAGAATCCGCAATGCATTCAAGAAATTGCCACAGGGTTTGGCAAGACAATTACCACCGCAACTTTGGCGAAAATCTGTGAAAAATACGGTCGAACAATAACCATTGTTCCTAACAAGTCACTAGTTGAACAAACTGAAGAAGACTTTGTTAACTGTGGATTAGACGTGGGCGTTTACTACGGTGACCGAAAGAATCTTGATAAAACACACACTATTTGCACTTGGCAAAGTTTGAATATTTTAGACAAAGGTTCTAAAGAATTTGACGGCGAAGAGAAGGTGTTACGTCTTGCAGAATTGTTAGATAATGTACAATGCGTTATGGTTGATGAAGTACACATGGCCAAAGCCGATGTATTAAAAAACTTGTTAACAAAGAATCTTGCCAAGGCACCTATTCGCTGGGGATTAACTGGAACAGTTCCTAAAGCAGACCACGAATTTCAAAGCATTCGTGCAAGTTTGGGAGAAGTTGTTCATCAGGTTAAGGCTCACGAATTGCAAGAAGCAGGAGTGTTGTCATCGTGTCATGTGCAGGTTATTCAAACTGCTGAATGGAAAGAGTTTAGTGGATATCCCGAAGAATTAAAATATTTGGTTACAGATGAAAAGCGTATGAAATATATTGCCAATTTGGTTGACGGGATAGCCGAGTCTGGTAATACACTAGTGTTAGTAGACAGAATTGAGTCGGGTGAATTCCTTGTGGAAAATTTACCCGACAGTGTGTTTATCTCTGGCAAAGTTAAAACAAAAGATAGAAAAGAAGAATATGACGAAATTAAAACTAGTACTAATAAGATTATTGTGGCGACTTACGGTGTGGCCGCTGTGGGTATTAATATTCCTCGTATTTTTAATCTGGTTCTTCTGGAACCCGGAAAGAGCTTTGTTAGAGTTATACAAAGTATCGGCCGCGGCATTAGAAAAGCTGACGATAAAGACTTTGTACAAATCTGGGACATTACCGGAGCGACCAAATATGCAAAGCGACATCTTACAGAGCGTAAGAAATTCTACAAGGACGCAAAGTATCCGTTCGAGATTCAAAAGGTAAAATATCAATAATGCAAATTTTAACGTTAGACAATAAAACAATGTTCCTCAACGATCTTCCAGATGAGATTGAAGAGGACATTAGATTCGCTGTTTTAGATAATAGTGATAATAATAATCCAGATTATTTTTATATTCCACTTATATTTTTAGAAAGTTTCACAGGCCCGGCAGTAGTGTTAAAAATAGGCGACCATGAAATCACAATGCCGTTAGACTGGTGTTGTATTGTTGGAGATCCAGAAGGTCCTGATATGGAGATTCTTCCTATTACTAGCTTAAATGATAGAGGTTTTAAGGCATACTGTTTTAATCCTTTAGGAAGTTTTAGACCAGAGTTTCATGAAATTGATATTGTAAATGTCTACCAAGATGTAAAATGGTATTTTCCTAAAATGAAACCAGGCCAGTTATTATGCACACCATTACACGCCGGCGACAATCCGTTGTGTGCATATTTTGTAAAAGAAGTTAGTAGACAATGTGAGTTAGTAGACTACACAAAATGCTGGTAATATGGGATCACTTACTCCAAATGTTAAACTGATATACGAACGTGTAGACGATACCGTATACGCTCGTCGAGAAGGCGAGACTGAACGATCAGTTGTGGGATATCATTATGAAAATAAAATAGACCCTCGCACTGCCGACGGCAGACCATTACACGAACACATTATGGATTCAAAGCTATGGGGTGAGATTCATCGTGCTGCCCGGACAAATCCCACTTTACAAAAGGCATTAGATCGTGTTAAAATATTATATTACATTAGTAAAGAAGGCTCGGACAACCCGGGTTCTTCAAATACTTTAGATTGGTAACATGCTCGATATTAAACGTGAACTAAAGGCAGTTGATCATAAAGAATATGATTTTTATGATAACCTAACTGCTGAAGAAAAGAAATCATTTGCTCCATTTATTTTATTGCGATATACTGCAAGTTGCCAAGGTGACCGAGACGTTCAAGAACATTTCCTTGAAATGACCAATGAACTGGTTAACAAAAATCACTGGACATTGAGTAAGAATCATAAGGCTCTATTGTGGAAATTATTTGCGGCAGTCGGTGTTGGTATGTCGGCATATCATCCTTATCTTGCAGCAGGTAAAAAAACAAAAGCAGTTAAAATTGAAAAACTTTTGTGCGAATTGTATCCTGCAATGAAAATGGATGAAGTTCGTCTAATGGCATCATTGATGGATAAGAAAGATAAAGAAGAGTTGTTTGATAAGATGGGATTTGACAAAAAACAACGGAAAGAATACGAGTGATAGCGTTGGCAGATCAACCTTTTAATTGTGTACATTGTAGCAAGAGTTTTATGAAAGAAAAAACTCTGTATGCTCACATGTGCGAAAACAAACGTAGGGCTATGCAGAAGGATGAGAAGCGGGTGCAGGCAGGTTTCATGGCGTTTAACAAATTTTTTAGAATGACGCAGGCTGCTAAGAAAGATAAGACTTATGAAGATTTTTGTAAGAGTCCGTATTACAATGCATTTGTTAAATTTGGCAGTTTCATAAACAATGTGTTACCGCTTTATCCAGAAAAGTTTATGGATTACGTTATTAAGAGCGGAGTTAAACTTGACCACTGGTGTAGAGATGAACTGTATGATTCATACCTATTTGATATGCTTAAAGCAGAACCAGTTGAGTCTGCGGTGCAACGTAGTATTCAAACAATGATGGAATGGGGCGATATTAGTCAAGCGGAATTTAATCATTATTTTAATTACGTCAATCTTAACAGAGCAGTACATGACATACGTAACGGAAAAATAAGTCCGTGGCTACTATTAAATTGCCGAGGTGGGAAAGAGCTCTTAAATAAATTTAACAATGATCAGCTTGACATGATAGCTCCGGCTTTTGATTTGCCTTTCTGGCTTAAGAAATTCAAGGCAGTACCGGCAGACGTAGCATTAGTTAAAGAAATTTGTAAAGAAGCAGGAATTGAATAATGGATATTGATATCGATTTTGCAGATAGAGATAAAATCTTATCTATTATCAAACACATACCTGCTAGCAGGATAGAAAATGGCATTTATAAAAAGCACAATACTGGCGTATATTGTCATTCTATCCCGTACAATCCTTTAACTAAACTATCTTCTATTGCATACGAAGAAGCAGAAACCCGCGGCTACTTTAAGATAGATTTCTTAAACGTAGGCATATACAATGGCATCAGAGACGAGGGACACCTTAATAAATTAATGGATACCAGTCCAATATGGGAACTACTTACTCAGGACGATTTTGTTAATTTGTTGTTTCACGTTAACGGGCACGGATCTATTTTAAGACAGATGCAGCCGACAAGTGTGGAACAACTGGCTGCGGTATTAGCTATGATTCGACCTGCAAAGCGTTATCTAATCGGACAAGATTGGGATACTGTAAACAGCGAGGTTTGGCAAAAACCTGCAAGCGACGAATACTTCTTTAAGAAGGCACATGCAGTTGCTTATGCTCAAGCAATCGTGGTGCAAATGAATTTAATTTGCGAGAACATTACTTAGGAGAAAAACATGGACTCAATTTTCGATTATTACAATTATAATAAAAACACCCCAGGCGATATCCATGAACACATGGAAACTATCTACAAACATGCATTGGAATGCGATCACATTACTGAGATGGGAGTACGGGGTGTAGTAACTACCTGGGCATTCTTATTGGCAAGACCTAAGAAATTAATTTCTTATGATGCCGAACAGTGTCCTGTTGATAGAGCAAAAGCACTAGCACCGACATACGGTGTTGATTATCATTTCAGGATAGGTGATACTGGCAATCCTAGTACCGTTATTGAACCTACAGATTTATTGTTTATTGATACATGGCACATTTATGAACAACTAAAGCAAGAACTAAAGTTGCATGCCGACTATGCTAGAAAATATATTATCATGCATGATACTACAGTATTTGGTGATCGACGCACAGGCGAACATTTTGATTGTTATGTTAAACCCGGCCCAGAAGGCAAAGGGTTATGGCCTGCGGTAACAGAATTCTTAGCTGAGAATCCACAATGGATTCTCAAAGATAGATATATAAACTGCTGTGGTTTAACTATCTTGAAACGAGTATTTTAAGGTCTAACCTTCTTAGGATTTCGGACCAGTTGAATTGATTTACGTTTGACTCGCTTTTCTGCGATATCGCCTAAATTGACAGTTGGTCCGAATACAACTTCTACATCCTTAGTATTAAATGTTTTAATATAAGGCTTAAACGAAGACATGTCTTGTTTAAGAAAAATGTTAATGGGTATTTTACGATTTGATTCCCACCACCAAACATCACCTAATTCTAGAAATAAGTTCTGGTAACCTGAATTGTTAATCACAGCAAAGTCGTACAGACTCGTTACTTGCTGATCGAAGTTTATAATAATACCTAAATATTCTGTATCATTACACTTGATGCAGGTCATAAAAGGATAGTTTTCTTGGAAGCTCTCTTTTGTTGTCATTGATTTCTAATAAATACCTATATGCAGAAATTACCAGTCTATTTATATACCAATTTGTTCGATGTAACACTAGATCTGGACAATAATAAGGAAATAAACCAAATTATGTATCAGCGACCTCTTAAAATTCAAAAAGGTGTTAAGAACACTGTACAACTGCAATTCAAAAATTCGGATCAGAAAAGATTAGATGTTAGCTCTTCTACATTTGTACTTAACGTTTATGAAACTAGCGAAAACAGAAGTTTAATTTTAAGCAAGAATATTGATATTATCGATACTGGCTCTTCTGCTACCACCTACATATCTAAAGGCCTCGGTCAAGTTATTTTTACGGCCAGCGATACATTAGATATGGAATCTAAAGCCTACAATTTTTCTGTTGTTATGTTAGAAGAAGATGGTACTTTGAATCCTACGTATTCAAATACTTATTACGATGTTCCGGGTATCTTAGAATTAAAAGAAGAAGTTTTCCCAGCGGCAAAACCTAGTATCGAAGTTGTGACCTTCCAGCGAGTGTTTAATAGTGATGCTGGAAAATTATGGTGGGAATACAATACTGGTAATGTTCGAATATATCCAGATTCTCAAAATAGAAACGGTACATTGTCTACAGCATTCTACATGAGAAATTTTAGAGGAATAGTATACTTAGAAGGCACATTGGATAATAGTCCTACTACGTTTGGCCACTATGCGATTCTTCAAAGTAGAACATACACCGGATTCACTGGTGTAGATTATATGAGTGCAAATGGTATTTTCACTCACTTAAGAGTTAGATATATTCCTGCTAAGAATCCACAAACTGGATTTAACGATGACACTACTTACGCCGGAAACTTTGACAAAGTATTGCTAAGAAGTTAAACTAACTGCATGAACCTGATACAGGCAGCAGTACAAACAATCTTACCTCCGAAACGAAAAGCTACTCCCAGCGGGTGGATAAGTTTCAACGCACCTTGTTGTATCCATAACGGAGAAAAGCAAGACAAGCGCCAGCGTGGTGGCATGTTGTTTAACAATGATGGATTTCAGTATCATTGCTTTAACTGTAATTTCAAAGCAGGATGGTCACCAGGTAAGCTATTAAGTAAGAACACGAAATCAATACTATCCTGGCTAGGTTTACCGGAGATAGAGATACAAAAATTAGGGCTCGAAGCCCTAAAGAATAAAGAAGATATGCCCAAGGTCGAGAAACCTATCATTCTTGATCTAGTAGAAAAACCATTACCCGATGAATGTAAAAGCATAAATGCTTGGGTCAATGAAGGATGTCAAGATCCTGACTTAGTAGCAGTAATTAACTATTTGCTAGACCGCGGAATGGATTATGAGTGGTATGATTGGCATTGGAGTGCAACTCCTGGATTTCGTGATAGAGTTATAATTCCATTCTACAATGAAGGGAAAATTGTAGGATACACAGGTAGAAAAATTAAAGACGGCAAGCCAAAGTATCTAACAGATGCACAGCCTGGATATGTTTTTAACATAGATCGTCAGACTGACAATCGAGAATTTGTTATCGGAGTTGAAGGCCAATTTGACGCAATTGCAATTGATGGAGTTGCATTCATGCACAATGAACCTAATCAGACACAATGCACTAGACTGAATGTATTAGGTAAGGAAGTTATCATTGTTCCTGATAAAGATAAGCCAGGAGCAGTACTGCTCAAGGCAGCAATAGCAAACAATTGGAGTGTTAGTTTGCCACCTTGGGCAGATGATATTAAAGATGTTGCTGACGCTGTGAAAAGATATGGCCGGCTATATGTATTAACCACAATTATACACTACCGTATTCACGGAGAGATAAAAATTAATTTACTGAAGAAAAAACTAGAAAGCATCAATGAATAAAAAAGATAAAACCCTAAAACCTAATTATGACTATGAAGTACAGAAGTTATACATAGAAATGTTTCTTAGTGATGCAGAAACATTTGTACGCTGCCAGAACATTTTTGATCCGCTTAACTTTGATCAGAGATTACAAGATGCCGCAACATTTATTACCAAATATGTAGATGAATACAAAGTAATGCCAGAAGCAAATATTGTTAATGCTTCTACCCGAAGTCAATTTGCTCCAGCAGTATTGCCCAAGGAAAACTACGAGTGGTTAATGAATGAGTTCGAAAACTTTAGTCGTCACAAAGGATTAGAGAGAGCTATTATTGAATCTAGTGATTTACTAGAAGCTGGAGATTATGGTCCAGTTGAGAAACTGATTAAGGACGCTATTCAGATCAGCTTGAACAAGGACATGGGTACAGATTATTTTGAAGATCCTAGAGCACGACTGTCAAAATTAAAAGATGGTAATGGACAAGTTAGTACCGGATGGCCTAGTATTGATAAGAAATTGTATGGTGGTTTTAACCGTGGTGAATTGAATATTTTCTGTGCCGGTTCAGGTGGCGGCAAGAGTTTGTTCTTAGCCAACTTAGGTGTAAACTGGGCACTGGCCGGATTGAATGTATTGTATCTTACATTTGAACTTAGTGAAGGATTGGTTGCTATGCGACTGGATTCTATGATGACTGGTATTGGTACTAGAGAGATCTTTAAGAACTTAGATGATGTGGAATTGAAGGTTAAAATGACCGCTAGAAATGCGGGAAGTATGCAAGTCAAGTATATGCCCTCAGGTAAAAATTGTAACGATATTCGAGCCTATTTGAAGGAATATCAGGTCAAAAAAGGCGTGAAACCAGATGTAATCTTAATAGATTACCTCGATTTAATGATGCCTTTAAGTGTGAAGGTAAGTCCTAGCGATCTGTTTGTTAAAGACAAATACGTATCTGAAGAGATTCGAAATTTGGCTATGGAAACACAATGTATTACAGTTACAGCGTCACAGTTGAACCGTAGTGCTGTTGAAGAAATTGAGTTTGATCACAGTCATATCTCAGGTGGTTTGAGTAAGATTATGACGGCAGATAATGTAATTGGTATCTTTACTTCTAGGGCTATGAAGGAACGTGGACGCTATCAAATCCAGTTTATGAAGACACGCTCGTCATCAGGAGTTGGGCAAAAGGTTGATCTAGAGTTCAATGTAGAAACCCTGCGTATTCTAGATCTAGGAGAAGAGGAAGACAACCGTAGTCTAAGTCAGGGCGGTGGACGACCTACTGCTGGCAGCAATTTGATTGCAAACCTAAAAAGGACCAGCACAGTAAGCACTACTACCGATCCGGAAACTGGAGAAATTTTTGAAGTGGACCCAACTAAGGGAGCCGGTGCGCCGAAAGTTAAGGCAGAACTAGGTGGAGCAAAGATTCGAGCAATGCTGGCTAATTTGAATAGCGAAAAAGATTAAAACCACTCTTTAACTTCTAATTCAACTGCCTGCGTTAGCAAGCTGTTCCATTGAAGTGTTGGTTCTGTCTCAAATACATTTTTTTCAGTGCCCTGGATTTCTAACCATCGATGCTTAGGAGTCCACGGGGCTTGCCCCTTCATCTCGCCTTCAAGTTGATTTGGTCCCCAACTACTAACTCCACAACAGGTGCGATAATACATTGGCCCGATTCCTTGTGATATTGCTGCCAGTACGCTTATATCAGTGGTAACTGACAACTCCGGGGATATTTCCAAAGTACTGCTAGATGACCAATCATTTGAATGTACTAGACATACTCGATTTCGTTCTATAGGACCACCGACGTACAACGGAGCATTTACGCCCACTGCATTATCCATCCCGATATGCTCAAATATATCTACTAGATCGCAGCTGGGATCGGGCACGGGCTTATTGATAATAATTCCCCAGGCGCCGTAGCTGTTGTGTCTAGTTATTAACACCACACTTTCTTTGAAGAAATTACTATCGCATTTGGGCTGTGCAATTAGCAGTTTGCCTTTATAGTTGTTCAGTAGCATGATGTATTTACCGTATAAATATCTGATATGTCCAAGTTAGATGCAGCCCTTATAGATCAACACGATACCCTTAATCCAAAAATTTGGACCGAGGATCACACCATGCACCCAGAAGTACAGGTTGCATTATTTCGCATTGCCAAAGAATTCTTTGAATTTTTAGAATTTGATGCGCCCCTAGTTGATGTGCAGGTAACGGGCAGTCAAGCCAATTATAACTACAGTATCCACAGTGATTTAGATCTACATCTTATTGTGCCCTACACCGAAGTTAAATGCGATCAACCTGTAGCGGACCTATTTGATACCAAGCGTAAATTATGGAAGCAGCGTCATACTATCACAGTACACGGTGTTCCAGTGGAAGTATATGTAGAGGATACTGACAAACAGGCTCATGGCGCAGCCTACAGTATCATGCAGGATCAGTGGCTTCGAAAACCAGATCGTTCAGAAGCAGAAGTACGGGACGAAGATCTAATACGTGACGTGCAGATTTGGTTGGAACGACTGAACACTGTTGTTCAAACTAGAGATTTGGACCAGCTGGAAGAATACAAAACACAGCTGAGTCAATATCGTAAAGATGCCCTGGCTCGCAACGGTGAATGGGCCCACGAAAACCTAGTCTATAAGACTCTGCGTAACCTGGGTGTAATCAGCAGTCTAATGCAGGCCATTTTGGCACTTAAAGATCAAGACCTCAGCATCTAATCAGTTGCAATTTCCAGTCAGATCTAGTATACTTGTGTGTACTACATTATGACACAATCAACAAAAACTATTTCAATTGCCGTGGTGGAAACTAGGGCACCAGAGGCTGCAATTCGTGCTATTAAAAGCACCCTGCTCTGCACACCCGCTAGCAAAGTCTATTGGGTCAGCAACTATCCCTGTCCAGTGGAATTTTCAGTGCCCACACAATGGGTTCGAGTACGGGATTGCCTGCCTTTACGGGATCAGTTTAATCTCTGGTACAGTTGGATTACCTTAAGACTACTGCCCAGTGTAGTGGAAACTGACTTCAACATCATTGTGCAGAACGATGGATATGCAGTCAACAAGGCAGCATGGACCGATGAATTCCTCAACTATGATTATATTGGTGCTCCCTGGCTATGGTGGGGTCCCCCTGAAGAGCAGGTAGGCAATGGTGGATTCAGCTTGCGTAGCCGCAGACTCTATGACGCACTGGTTGACTGGCAACCCAGCTACCGAGTAGATGGATGGCCCGATCTTGACCCCAAGTACTACAGTCCCAACAATCGCGACGGACTTAATGAAGACAACCTACTGGCTGGCCCCTATCGCCAGTATCTACAAGAACACTACAAACTAAAATGGGCACCTGTTGAATTGGCACATCAGTGGTCAATTGAGTGTAGTGAAAGCTACTCAAACCCCTGGTTCAAACGGAGCCTGGGATTTCACGGCAAAGAAACTGCCCAACATTATGGAATAGAATTATGAACATTTATTTGGATATGGACGATGTGGTCGCTGATTGGTTGGGCTTTGCCCGAGTTTATCTAAACGAACCCACGTGGGTACAGGGACAGATGTTGCCCGATCACGTTTGGGCCACACTCAAGCAAGCACCCCGCATGTACCGCAATCTGCCCAAGAAAGAGGGCGCAGATGAATTGGTCAATTGGGTTACCAACTATGCAGTTAAACGTCACTGTGGTCTGGGTTTCCTCAGTGCCATTCCACACTTGAACGACACGCCCTGGGCCATTCCCGACAAGCATGAGTGGGCTAGACAACACTTCCCCCATATACCAGTATTCCTTGGTCCCTACAGCTACGAGAAGTATATGCACTGCAAGAGCGCCGAGGACATCCTAATCGATGACCGCCGTAGCAACTGTGAAGAATGGATCCGAGCCGGAGGCAGAGCACACATATACACAGATTGGCCCGCTTGTAGGCTGTGGTTGGAAGAGACACTAGGTCCGGCACCCGCCTGAAGAGCGCGAAGCGCGACGCGGTAAAAAAGAAATTTCAGGCTCTATTAAAGCCCAACATATTATTCCACTGTGGGATCTACAATGCTTTCCAGAATCTTCAAGCTGCCGTCTGGATTGAGTAGATAACAGCCCGGATGATCAGTGGATGTAGCGGGTGTTAAACTGGCAGCAACTGCGGGTATTAACAGTTGATCGGGTATGGTTAAAACCCCTTCCACTACATCATCCCAAGGCAAGTGAGTTACCAAGGTTGTTTTAACTGACATGGCATCAGTTAGTCTAATCAACTCTGCATCCAGTCTAGATCTATATGCGTCAATGGTTGATGTGTCTAGCACTGAGTTTAACCATTCAGTAGCTTGAGTTTTAGTGATCTGCTCAAAGCTGACGAACTGTTGTTGTGCAAGATCTCCAATGGGTAAAACCACACTGTCCGCTAGTTGTGTACGAACAAGCCCAGTTGAATCCTGTGCGGTCATGTTAAAATAGATCTTAGTGACTACACGTTCGTAGCCCAATCGATCTTCAGTAACAAGTTGTGTAATGGTAAAATGGTAAGAGTTCATGACAATAGCGTATCCTAGAGTGAGTTTTATATACACACTATTTATAAATCAAGTGAATCCCTATGTAGTGTACAAGATTCACATAGTAGGGGGCAAAAAAAATTTAGCGCAAAAATTTTTAACCAGTGAAATTTAGATTGGGGGGTCGTTTTTACAGTGTACACACATTAGGTACAAAACAGCCCAGAATTGGTCTACAGTAGCCAAAAAATTGCCGCGCAAAATTTTAGAGAGTTGGAGATCTGTACCCCTGGTGATCTAGTCTAACAGGGGTGGGGTTTTGAGGCTTGTTGCACTGTTGCGCTAATGCAACAGTGCGGAGTGACACCACCCCACCACCTCAGGCCTCCACCACCTCAGGCCTCCACCACCTCAGGCCTCCACCACCTCACCATGCTGATCCTCATCAGCTTCGAAACGATTTGATTTCAACTCTGAGTCACCGTAGCAGTCAAAGCCTTCTGCTTCCAGCTGT